AAACCATGAGGGGAGCCCAAGATGAGGTCTCTTATCAAACAAATTTAATTCTGAACCTTTTGTTTTTGTATTATTATAATGAAGAAATACCTGACAGCACTCATCACCTTTAAATTTTTCTCTCCAATGTTCTAACTTACAGCCATAATAAACCAACATGTCTCCTGGTTTTAAATCTATTTTAACACCTTTTTTATTAACTTTTCCAGATGGCTCTACATATATTGGCCAATCATCGCCACCAAGATTCATGGTTGTAGATATCTCACAACTAAATCTATCTTTGTGTCTTTTTAATTCATCACCTTTTTTATAAATTCTTGCATATGTATAAGCTGGATATAATTTTAATCCTGTTGCTTTTTCCATACCTGGTTGACATTTTAATAATAAAGTTTCCATAGCAATGTCTGCATAATGAGAATAAGTATTTGGTATTTGTTCATCTTCATAAGTTCCAAGGATAGTTTCAAATGGTGAAAAATATCTACGCTCTCTACAAGTATTTAAAACCTGTCTTTTCATTAAAAAATAATTATAAAGAAATAATGCTAAATCTTTTGATATGGCTTTTCTAATTATTGTATATTTATTTTTTTTAAAATCCATAATTAAAACTAATACTAATCCTTTCTTTTTTATTTATATTTGGCTCTACGTAATGTATTACATCAGATGGAAATAAAAGACAAAGATTTTCTTCTGGTACATAACTATAAACTTCTGAAGTGTATTGATTATAATGTTTTACATTCTTAACTGGATATAACATATCTGAAATTCCTGGCTTTTGAAAAACAATGTTGCCACTATTTTTAGGAACGCTTACGTAAAATACTCCAGATATCGTGCTGTAAAGATGAACATGTGGTCTATTAAAAGAACTAAGTCCATTTACATTAAACCAAAAATTTTTTAATTTAACATGTCCTTCATAATTTAAACTCTTTTCTAATTCAAATATGTTTTGTTCTATTAAATTAAATAAAGGTTTTAAATCTGTATCAATGTTTGACATACTTGAACTTTGCCATCCATTATAATTACTTACAATTCTACCTCTATTTTCTTTTTTATTTTTAAGAATGTTTTTTTTAATATTTTTTAAATTTAAATTAAAAATTTTTTCATAAACATAAGTTGAAAAAATGTTATTAAGCATTTTTAATCATTTTTTTTGATACAGCTTGTATGTTCCAATGTATAAATCTAAAAGGCTCTATACCATAATCTACTGCATATTCGTGTTCTAAATAACCTGGAAATATAATTAATGTTCCTGGTTTAGGTTTTAAGTAAAATTGTTCGTGGCCAGGCCATATACCTTTTATGTCTGGTTTCATTTTTAATTTTGTACATCTTGCACCAGTCTTCGGTTCGTGAAATATTGGGTATGATGTTTTATCACTGCATTTCAAAAAATAAAAACCTGATACGTGTTGATTCCAATGTATGTGTGCTGAGTGATGACCACCACCTTTTTTAGCAAATTCTTGTACCCATAACTCACTAAACATAGTTGTGTATTGTGACATGTCATAACCTTGATGATCTAAATATTCCCAAGATTTTTTACCCACATAATTTTTAAAATCTAAAAAATTATCATCCGTTAGAAGTGACTCAGAATGATATGATTTACCAAAATCTCCATGTTCTTTAATAAATTTTTTTTCTTTGTTTTTAGCTTTTTTTATATATTTATCACTAGCTTTATTTAAAGACTTTAAAAATTCAAGTTTTTGTTCTGACCAAATTGTTGTATTAAAATAATTGTTTATGTGCATGCTATTTAAATGGTTCTCCTAAATGCCAAACAACAAGACTATATCTTGTGCCAGCAGTTACTGGTTTAACTCTATGCCATACAAATGAAGGAAATATAATAATAGATCCTTTTGATAACATTTCTGTGCATTCATAAGTTTTTCTTTTTTTATTTGGATGACTATTTCTAAAATCAAACTCTAGTTCTCCCCCTTTATATTCTGAGCCATCTGTTAATTGACATGTCATAGACAATTTTCTTATTTTACCGTGTCGTGGATTATCTGGATCATTGTAAGGTTTTTTCCAACTATCACTATGCCAATCATAAAATTGATTGTTTTTGTATTTTGTAAATTGACAAGCCTCAGAGGAATCCCATTGAAAATTCCAACCTGCTTTTTGATTTGCTTCTAGTACAAAGGGATGTAATTCTTTATATATCCAAATATCATCTAACCAAACTATATTTGAATCTCTTACTTTTTTTATGTTGTTTACATCTTTTTTTGATAATCTTTTATTTTCGTAACCACTCGTAACAGCAAAATTTTCTTTTTTTTGTAAAGCATACTTAATAATTTCATCACAAAGTTTTGGTGTTAATGCCTCTTTAAAGTAATAATAGTAATTATTTAGATTCATAACTTATTGTTTGTACAAAATTTAAACTATCTTTTTGATTGTTAGTTAAATAATACATGCAAGTGGAGGGAAAAATTAAAAACATATTTGTTTTAAGTTCTATATCCCAAATATTGCCTTTTAATCTATTATTATCATAACATATTTTAACCATGCAATCATTAGTTTGAACCCCATAAAGACAAGTGAAATCAGGTGAATTACGATAATTCATAGGGTCAACATTTAACATAGGAACAGATGTTTGATTTGGTTTGTACACGTCTCCCCACATGTGTTTATTTATTAAATTAATTTTAAAATTTAAATTAACGTGCTCGTTAATATATGTGTTTAAAATATCAACAGTTTTACAAAAAGTTGGTTTAAATTTTTTCATATTTAATTTTAAAATATTTTTAATTAATTTATTTCTGTCTATTTCAAAACCTTTTGGCATTAATACATCGCCATACATTAAAGATATTTCTGATAAGACTTTCTTTCTTATTTCACCACCCATACAAAATTAAGTTACAGAATTTATTAAACTCCAAGATTGTTCATCTTCGTTCCACTCGTAATGCCAAGCGTGTGTGAAAGCATCGTTTTGTGATTGTTGTTCTGCAGTTAATGCTGGAGCATCTCCTATTGGAGATTTCCAAGATGCAGTTGTAATATCTTTTACCCAAGAGGCATATGGTTTTGGTGGCCAAAAAATATTATTATCTTCATCCCATTCATAACCTACAGATGCATGATTTCCTCTAAATGCTTTTGATTGATCATCTGATTCCACACCATTATCAGCATAATGTTTATTATTTCTAGTATTGTAAGAGGTTTGAATCCACATTTGTGCAGGCCAATTATTGTGTTTTTCTAAATATTGTTGACCTACTGATTCATCTTCAACACCATTAGCATCTAACATATCTTTGTTATCTAATACTAATACTTGAAGTACCTTTCCATTCATTCCTATTTTTGCAAAACGTGCCATAATTATTGATATTTATACCTTATTATTACTAACCCACTTCCACCACTTCCTCCTGGAGCTGGAGTTTGTGCACCACCGCCACCTCCACCACCACCAGTGTTTGCTGTTGCATTTTGTCCTGTAGAAGATTGTCCGTTACCACCACCATCTTGACCTGAACCACCACTTGAACCAAATGGACCACCGCCACCACCACCAGCACGTGCAGTATCAGAAAAATTTATTCCACTTGTAGCTCCTGGGCCACCTGGACCACCTGGTTGTACTCCCGGACTTGAACTTGAATCACTGCCAACTCCACCAGCACCGCCGCCACCACCTGAAGATTCATTTGCTGATCTACCTCCATCGTTTCCTTGTGCAGGAAATACTGCTGGGACGTTTCCAGATCCTCCACTAGCAACAGGTCCTCCGCCACCACCGCCAGATCCTCCATTGGAACCACCATCTTGTCCACCAGCACCTCCGCCAGCGCTAGTAATTGTTGAAAAAACTGAATTAGATCCGTTTGAACCAGAACTACCGCCATCTCCAACTGTTACTGGTATGCTGTCTCCAACGCTTACCGGTATACCTATATTAGAACTTAGTCCTTCGGTGTACGTTCCATTAATTCCAGTTTTAGCAGCTCTATATCCACCGCCACCACCGCCACCAGCACGATTTGCACCACCACCGCCACCACCGGCTATAACTAAATAGTCAACCACAGCAACTGGTCCATCTCCTGCTGTAACAGCAAAAGTTCCTGGGCCTGTAAATGTATGCACTTTAAAATCACCACAACAAGTTATTGTTCCACCTGTCGCTGTTATAAATTGATCTCGAATATTTTTGGTATTACCGTCAGCAACAATAACCCAACCTTTTGTTCCGTCAACATAAATTAGTTCAAAAGCTGCTCCAGTTTGATTAATAACTATATCAGCAGCTACTCCTTCAATTGGTTGACTGTTTCTACCTATAGTTAAATTGTTTCCACCAAAATCGTTTCCATAATCAGCCACGGCTACAGTGTTACCGGCGCTTGGTGAACTTGGTAAGGTTAAAGTAAAAGCCCCGCCAGACGTGTTACAAAAATATCCTTCGTCTGCAGAAGCAGTAAAATTACCTGTCTTAATATCACCTGTTTGCCAAGACACACCACCAGCACTTCCACTTTCGGCAGTAACTACTCTCCCGTCTCCATCAACTGTGATCGAGGATAATGTAAAACTTCCTTTTGCTGATTTTATAATTTTTGGCATTAAGTTTTCCTCCTATTAATCTACCATTTCTACGTATGAAACATGAAAAGCTAAATCGTTCGCAGCACCAGCTGTTACAGCAATTAAATCTGTTTCATCTAAATAGAGTGGTCTATCAATAAGACTCAAAGTTGAATCAGCTGGCACAGAAATTGTGCTTGCAATTTTATAATAAGTTGAACCATTGTCATTACTAATTTCTACTGTTGCGTCAACAGCATTAGTTCCATCAATGTTAGCTAATAATATCGTATCAATTCTTACTGCAGTTTCTGCAGGGACATCAATCATAGTAGTTCTATTTGTATCAGATAAACTACCCATAGCATTTTTAGGTGTGATCGTTGCTATATTTACAAGATTCGGTGTTGCCATTTTTTATTCTCCTTCTATATTAATATCCGAAAACCATGGAGAAGACAATACCTTTTCCATCAGTAGTTATTTTTTGTGTTGAGCTAGTACCATTAGCATTAGTTAATTTACCAACTCCTGTCCCTTTTGGCACTAAAGTAAGGTCTATATTAGAGTCTCCACCGACCGCTGAAATAGTAGGACTATTACCAGTTGCAGCGTTTGTTACATCAAAGTGATTAACCGCAGAGGCTGTTGTTTGAAATTGTAATTGTTCATTACCATTTTCATCACGTATTCCATGATCGTCATCAAAATCTATCATGAAAGAATTAGTATCTAAATTACCACCTAATTGTGGTGATGTATCATCCACGACATCTCCACCAAATTCTACTGCAGTTATGTTTGGATTTGTTCCGTCATCTGCTCTTGCATAAGCTAATATAGTTTTACCATTTGCTATCGTAGCAGAAGAACCTGACCCAGATGCATATTTAAAAACAACATTTTGAGATCCTGATGTTGAGTTTTTTAATAGATAAAGTTGTTGTACATCTAAAGGTATTGTTACATTTCTTGATGCTGATATTGTTCCTGTAAATTCTATAACTCTGTGTGCAAGAACTGCACCAGTAGCCCCATCAGATACAGATAAAGTGATATCTGCATCACTACTAAAAGCTTGTTGTGTAAATCCACCAGCTAATTGTTCTACTAATTGTAAATTTGTATTAGTTTTTGTACCCCATGTACCAGCATTTTCTCCAGTTGCCTGAAGTTCAATACCTAAAGGTGAGTATGTTGATGCCATATTTTATCTCCTATGCAGCGTCACTATAACTTGTATTGGACCCAGTTGCAACATCAGAAAGCGAACTATTTGATCCAGTTGACTCGTCACTATATGATGTATTTGATCCGCTGTCAATATTATTGAAAGAACTATTTGATCCTGTGTTAACGTTTGCAAAGGATTGTATTCCAATTGTAGGGTCTTCAAAAGTAGCTTGTAAACCAGTTAAACCTATTACATCTGATGGAGTTATAGACCCAATTGAAAATGTTGCAGCTATACCTGTTAAAGGAACACCTATTTCAGGAACTATAGATCCTACAGCAAACGTAGATTCAACACCTGTTACATCAATTATTTGTGCATCATCAATTGTTAAACTACCTAGACTGGATGCTGCT